TCAACAGTCTGCATCTTCTTACCAAGAGGGATACCAGCTACGGCACCAGTTACGTTGTAAGTAGCCATTAGTTAATCTCCCCTACTAATCTAAGCTAACAACGCCGCGAACGATTGCTTCTGGGCGAAGGACTTTACGTCCAAACACATGAAGACCACGAACGATGTCGCTGAAAGTTTCAGTTGAACGGACAACTTCTGTTTTCGCAATGTGCGAAGCAGTAGCTGTTGCAGACATGTGACCACCGAGAATAACGTTCTCTGTGCCATCTGTTGCTAGACCAGTAATGGTTACTTGGTCAGTAGCACCGCTAGAAACGAGTGCAGTTGACTTGTAACACTGGAAACCAGCGATGTTGCCTAGTGACACCAGACCGTTACGCAGTGGAGAAGTCGCGTCGCCAGTTACCTGAACTTCTGCGAACTTTGCTCCTGCTGAGAACAGGTGCTTGTAGAAAGCTGGTGGTGCAACGAACCAACGGTTCTCTTCTGGAACAGACTGGTCATCAAGTGACTGAGCCATTGCCAGCATAGTATTAACCGCTAGATTGCCGGGATTTGCGTTGCCGCCGATATCCAAAGCTGTACCGAGAGTACCGATGCTGCCAATCTGAGCCACAGAAGCACCTGATTCGCCAGTTAGACCAGCTTCAGTTGCCATGAGGTCAAGAACGTTAGCGTCGTACTTACGCTTCAGGGAGTATGCGCCTGAAGAAGTAGCCAATGCTTCGAAGTTGACGTGTGACTGACGCTCTTCGATGTCGTCAATCTTAAACGCAAATGCGTTTGCTTGGTCAACAACCATAGTAATCTGGTCATCAGCGAGGTCTTGTGGGTTTACCACAGAACCGCGTGAGTATGAAGACACAGTGATTGTTGGTTCCTTAATGATACGTACTGTATCACCGAAGTTTTCAATTTCGCCAGCGTAGTCGGTATTAGTAATATCTTCTGCAACCGAAGCACGACGGAAGAACTTGAGAACTTTTTGACTGAAAATTTCAGGTGTGAAATTCCCAGACGGCAGGTTATTGTAACCTGATGCGCTATCAAAAGCCATTAGTTCAATCCCTTCCTTGAGGATTAAGAGTTGTAATCAATTCGCCCTTCTGCCCTTGCAGAGTCGATTTCGCCTTCCAGCTTTTCGAACTCCCAAGGTTTCATCTTGGCGATATGCGAAGCCTTGAAGATTTTCTTTCCCGCACTTGGGTCAGTAGCAACTTCTCTAGCAGGGGTCTTTGTTACAGCATCTGCTGCACTTTCCTGCCGCTTCGACTTCTTTGGTTTGTTAAGACCAGTATCGGCCTTATACAAGTCCACTACACGAGCCGCCCACCGTGAGTCAGTATTGTTTTTGTAAATACCGTCTGATAGTGTTTTTGGCTGCTCTTCGAGCCAGTTCAAGAACTCATCTGTAGTCTTGATTTCATCGAAGTCAGGATGCAATCTAAGCAGTTCTTCGTACGCTTTCTGCTTTTCTAACTGCTGTTCCCGTTCTTTGATGGTACCAATTTCTTCTCGGAGCTTTGACACCTGAGATTCTGTCTGCATAGACGAGACAGTTTGAACCACTTCAAATACGTCAGGGTAACGTTCCTTAAACTCTTCGAGTTCTTCTTGAGTTCTTGGTGGTGTTACACCCCTTGGCATTTCAACAGCACGGTCATTCATGGCTTTGCGAAGACTATCAATCTCCCCTTTAAACTCATTAACCTTGCTATCGTAGTGCTTCTTCAGGTCGTCATACCGTTTTTTGTAGTCGTGTTCCGAGTCCTTTGTTTCCTTTTGAGGAACGAAACTATCGTCATTCTGAGTAGCCGCTTCTGCGGGGTCAGCTTCTTGGGTTTCTTCAGACGCTTCTAATTTCTCATCTTCGTCTTCGTAAACTTCGTCACGATATTTTCCACGATACAAGTTATTGGCGTTAGTTACTCCGAAGGAGTCATTTGGTTTGTTGGCTCTGTGGCCTTTTGCTTTTGCCATTTTTTACCTCATAATGCGGGGCTACTTGGCGTGTAGGTAGCCGCTTCGGTTATGTCAGGGCCGCTATGCGGGTAGCTGACTAATATGTAAAGCTATCGAACTTCGTAAAATTCGTGCTTTCCAAACTTGGTAGATAGCTGAAGGTCAGGGCTTTTTCTCATCCACTGACTTTGAGCTTTAGGTAAAGTGTAGTACAAGGTGTTAGGAGATACGATAGGCTCTGCTTCCATTTCGCCACTCAACACATCGTTAGCTGCGGAGTAGGCTTTTGCAAGACCCCTATCTGCTTTACCCTGTTTAATATCTTTAAGTATTCTGTTAAAAGGTGTCTTATCCACTCCTGCAAACTCAAAGGCACCCCCTTTGGTTTGAGATAAAATCACGTCTTTTATAGTGTTTTGTTTTTTGAAGTTTCTGTAATTTGAGTTTGCGCGGTTGACAACGACCTGACCAATAGCTTTCATATCATCTACAGGGTCTCTGTTGGATACTGTTTCTGACATAATAAGAAGAGCCAAAGCATCTACGTCTGACAAATCGCTCATGAAGTCTTTAATGTTTGAACGAGTGCGTACTTTCGCACCAAATTGAGATGCAGCTTCCTTTAAACTTTTCGGAACATCGCCGTATTCATCCATAGGAGCATCATACTCTGCTTCTCCTACGTCACCCTCTAGCTCCCTACCTGCAGGTACAGGCTGCGCTTCTACGGGCTTTACAGGTACCGTAGCAAAGCCTTGCTGGGGTGTTTCTTCTTCGCTAGATGAAAAAGGGTTGATGCTGTCAATAAAACCAAGGAACCCACCTTCAGCCGCACCTACGGCCTGCTGACCGTTCTCTTCGATGCGTTCTTTAACTTCCGGTTTACCACGATTGTTTATCTTGGTAAGGCGGTCTTCACCGATGATTTTGACGAGATGAGGTGCAACCGTCACTTCTCCTCGTGATACGGCTACATCTATTAGTTTAGCACTGCGTTCTGGATTGTCAACTGTTATTCCGCGTCTAACTGCTTCTTTCTGCGCGTCTTTAAGCATTTTCATAATGTCAGACTCGCCTGCGAACTCAACAGCGGCTGCATTGATGATGAATGTACCTTCTTGCTTTTGAGTGTTTACGTTGTCTGCAACTGACTCTGCTTCGGATACTTGGCTAGGTGGCGCACCGATAAATCCAGATGGTGCCATGCCTGCTGCCATCTGTCCACCTACAGCCATGCCGACTTGCCCACCATCAGCAAAGCCTCTAGCTCCTGCTGAAGCACCGCCGTAGTCTGCAGTGCCTCCTGTGGCTCCGGTTTGTCCGGTATCGCCAAAGTCGTAACCGCCGCCACTGTCGTCTCTTCCGTATTCTTGCTGTCGTCTTCTATTGATTTCATCTGTAGCACGTTTTTGTGCCGCTGCTCTATCTGCCGCTGCTTTATCTGCTGCTGCTTTATCTGCTGCTGCTTTATCTGCTGCTGCTTTATCTGCTGCTGCTTTATCAATTCTAGCTTTTTCTGCTGCCATAAGACCCGAAACAGTACCTCTACCGTTTCTGGCGTTCGCAAGAATACCTCTAACTGTTTCTACGTCTGATATGCCGTATTTTTCTCCCAAGGCTTTGGCGTCTGCTTCCATTCCAAAGGCTGCAGTTTGACCTGTAGCCGTCATGTACGTGCCGTTATCCTTATAATATCCACCCGTGCTTAACCTACCAGAAACATACCCAGCATCCGCCAAAGACGTACCAGTTTCCTTTTGCATGTTATATGAGGATGGGAGATATCCTTTATTAAGAGACTCTAAGGTTTTTACCTGAACGTGAGAAAGACCCCTCATGTTTCCAGTGTAAGACCCTGACCCCGGCGCACGAGTTATGCCGAACCCGCCGATAGCCATTGCAAACCCTGTGGCACTCGCGTCGGCTGCTGTAGCTGCTCTTATCTGTGCCATATCCTGATACTGTTTAGAATGAACCATATCCGCAACAAAGCCTAATGCTCCGCTCGGTCTAAACGACGCCTTTCCAAAAGCATTTGTAGTGGTTGTGCCGTTTATAAAACCACCCGCTATACTTCCGGGGATACCACCCACAACACCCATAAGACTTCCTACGACCTTTTCTTTATTTTTTTCGGCGGTGGCCTTTAAACCTGTTTGTTGTAGGTCTTTAGCAGTTTGGTCTACTGCGCCGGGAATTTGTTGAACATTTTTTATACCCGAATCAAACAGCGCACCCGGTTTTATGTCTTTAAAGTCACCGCGAGTAAGTGGGTCAAACACTTCGCTAAACATCTCAACTCTGTCGTGCTGTCCCGGCTGTTGCTTTAAAAAGTCACCGTATGTATCGTACTTTTGTGTAAAGTTAAAATCCGCAGCATCTTCACCAAACTTAATATCTCCGCCTAAAGCACCTGAGTCTCCACCTAACGCACCGAGTAAGTCTCGTTCTAAGTTGGCTTGTGAATCTTCGTTTCCGTCACTTGTATCTTTCGTAGATGAATCACCACCAATCTTAGGGGCCGTAACATCAATACCTGTCTGCTCCTCTAGAGTGGGCATACCTAAAGTTTGACTAAAAAAGTCAACGTAAGAGGATTCATACTGCTTTCTTGTCAGCACTTCCTTTTCGTCTTCTTTTCTAGTCGTGCCTAGCTGTATTCTGTCAACCATTCTTGATTACCGCCTCGTGGTTACTCTTGAGTTTGAGGAGTGTTTCCAGTAAAGCCAGCTTCCCCTGCGCCCGGAGCAGTTCCGACTCCGATTGTGCCGTCACCACGCCCTGAATCGTCAGTTCCCGGAGGTCCTGCAGGTACTCCTTCAGGGCTTCCCATTCCTTGCCCTGCACCAGCGGGGCCAGCGTCTGCGCTTGCTTCTTGTTGAGCATTTGCCATCATCCCTTGTAACATCTTTGCATACAGTTGAGCTTCGTTTTGGTCGTTCACTAGACTATCAGGGTCGATGTCTTGTGATATAGCCAGTTCACGCATCAGGTTTGGTATCTTGATGAATGGTGCTAACATAGGGTTAGCGACTGTTTGTAGAAGCGTTGTCAGCCTCTGGCTACGAACTTCTTTCTGCATTACGGCTGCAACACCGCGTGGTTTGATTTCTAGGTCACCCTCGATGTCAGGGGAGTCTTCGTTAAACTGCATGTTCCACTGGAAGTATGCTTCACCCAATGGCTTTAGCAGCATGTCGTCAATGTTCTTTACGACTGTCTTCATTGCCAGACCAGCAGAACCCATGAGCATGGATAATCCTGCCGCTGTGCGGCCCGTACCACTAACGCCCGTCTGACCGTGCATAATGGATGGGATACCAGTTTCTTCGTCAGCCAACTGGCGGCTAATCTGATACATTTGTAGGTTTTCACCAGCCGTGTTAGGAAACTTCAAACCGTTGATGGCTGTCCCTGTAACACCTGATTGGCGACGGAATATCTTACCGGGGAATATATCCATGTTTTGGCCCGGCACAAGGCTTGCCTCATCCACGTCAAACACCAAATTACCTGCTAGAGCTAAGTTATCAATAGCCATACGTACGTGACCATTCATGAGCTTCTGAGCGTCTTCCATGTTCTCTGCTACGCCAACACCCCATAGCTGGTACGGGTTGACTTCGTAAGGGAACACTTGGTACGGGATACGGGCTGGTGTGAAGGGGTTAAGAACACAACGAAGTATCATGTTTCCACAAACCCAGATGTTTACCTGTAGTTCGTCAAACTCTGACATCATATCTGCTTCTGCAAACCCTGCTGACTTAGCTAGGTCAGCGTCAAGAACACCCCAGTATTCGAGAACTTCGTAGCGGTTCTCTGAAACGTACGGTTCGTTTTCGTCTTCACGAATTGTGTCTTCGTAATACTTATCTTCGTAGTTAGGGCCTTTTGCTAGGCACTCTTCTATAGCTCCCGAAATAAAGTAAGGACGCTTGATTAGTGCGCGAAGTTGTTGGCGGTTTAGTCTGTGACGTTCTATGACGTATTCACAGTCATCTATGCTGGTAGCGGATGGGTCTGGGTGAAAATCCCACGAAGACACCATCTCGATTTTAGGTACAACCTTCTCGTAGGGCTGGTATTCCCGATTACCCTCGTCGTCACGGCCCCACTTGTGGACACGCTTGTAAAAGTTAAAAGGCCCTTTGACAACACCTGTGCCAAGAAGGGACGATTCAAATATAGCATTTCGGAAAACGTTTACTGCGTTGGTATCTAATAACTGGTCATGGATAACTTTTTCCATGTTCATCGCTGCAATTTGTGCTGGGCTAATCTGTGGTTCACCCATCTTTGCAGGACCTTCAGCGAGTGGCAAGCTGCCATACTCTCCTTGAAGCCCACCAAGAAACTTACTAGATGGCGTTGCACCTAATTGTCCGGGTGGCAAATCACGCCCATCACCAACAAAACCATATGGGTCTTCCATCTGGTCTAGGGGTGTCTCCATGTGTGCAAACTCCGCAATCCCTTCGGGAACAGGAGTGTGCTGTACGACTAGAGGAAACTTCTTGTTGGCAAACAGGATATCTACAATCTGCCCGTAAGCAGCCAAAACTTTAGTCTTGGTAATTCTAACGAACACCTTAGACCGTTCTGAATCACGGTAGGCTGTAGAAGAGTCGTAAACACCACGAAAGTTCTTGTAGGCTTGCAACCAACGCTGCTCGTGAGAGTAACGTCCGTTTTCAGCTTCTTCGAACTTCTGTTTTACGTATCCTGCTAGACCGGGAAAGGTTTCATCCGCGTCATACAGTGGAATGGTCGTGTCATCTTCAGGTTGAAGGAAGTTATCATCTGCCATAATTTAGTAATCGCGTTCTTCAGCCATTTTCATTACAGAAGGGTCTACTGCACCCTTGGTCGCTGCCTTTGGCATGTCTTCAGTCAAAGAATCTGTCTTGGCACGAGTGTCAAATTCTAAACCTTCACGGTAAAGAGTCTTTGACCCCATCTCGTCGTCAACAGATGTCTTGTCTGAGTTCATGATGTAGGATGCGCCATAATTGTAATTATTATTAGGCATGGTCATCTCCCATTATCTAGTTAAAAAGCCTTGGTCTTGTTGAGTGGCAGGAGCGGCTTCAGGTCCCCTGTCACGTCCTAAGTCGATAAAACCTGCCTGTTCTTCGGCAGCTATGCGACTAGCAGGTGTTGTACCAAACGTGTCAGGCTCTGACCGTCCAGCAGCAATGTCTCGTACGTCACTATACCCTATAGGGCCAAACTCTGATGCGCCAGCGATGGCAGCAAGGGCAGGAGAGCCTGTAGCCGCTTCTACCTCAGTTGCTGTTGAAGCAGCAGTCGCTGCAGTCAGACCTAAACCCAAAGGTCCTAATGCCTTTTTGACGGGTCTGGGTACCTTGCCGATATACTTGTTAATTTCCTCTGCCATCGACTTTGCATCAAAGCCTTTCCGTTCCAAGTTGGCACGGGCTTCTGGGTTGGATTCAGGAACTACGTCTGCGTCAGCACTCGCCAGTTTTGCGGCCTGTCTACCTTTAATCTTAGCTTCTTCCAAAGCGCGAGACTTGTCTTCAGCTTCTTGAATTTGTTCAGGGGTAATAGCAGCTAGGGTAGAAGTTCGTTTTGCCTCGGCCTCGGCTACTGCTGCCGCTGCTTGACTTTGTTTGGCACGTTCTTCTGCTAATATGGTTGTTTGCTGCTCAGAAGCAAGGGCTTCTTTTTGTTCGTCAGTTAAAAGGTCTAGGTTTACACGGCCTGTCTGTGTAGTACCAAACTCACCACCTGCAAAGTCTACGGGACTTTCAATCAGGGCAGGCAGGTCTTTTTGGGGTACGAAGCCAGCGTAGTTCTTTTTTAAGATAGATGGATTTACGTGGCCCATCATACCTTCAACGAAGTTTTCGTTTACGTTGTATTGCTCTAGCATGAAACGAGGTACGATAGAGCGGATGACAGATGGTGTGGTTACAGGCTCGTAATTACGAACTAGCTCACCAGCAGGAGAACGACTTTTTATCTCTTTTGCTGGGAGTATGTTAGCAAAAGGTTGAAGACGAGTTCCGATGTGCTTGTTGAAAGCGTCCGTGAAGTCTCCATCTGTAACGTCAAACAGATAATCGGATGTGCTTGTATCGTAGTTCTGTTTTAAAAGACGGCCTAAACGTGAATTAGTATCAAAAGAAAGTTCAGGGCGACCCTTGTGGTCTTTCTTTGTTGTTACCTTGCCTTTTACTGTTATGGTATCACCCACAATAGTAACGTCTGACTTTTTAAGACCTAACAGTTGTTCAGGACGATTTGCTGTAGCTTTGTGGTATTCTAATAGGTCTGATGTAGGTTGACCATACTCGGCTGCAACAAGAGGAGTTGCTTCTGCGTATATTTTATCTAGCTCTTCTTTAGGAAGAAGACCTTGCATTGGACGTTCGCCAGCTAGACCTGTGCGTTGTGTTCCTGCTAAACCTTTTGCACCAGCTAGCTGCGGGTACATAATCTCGTCAACACCCTCGGCTACTGTCTCCATAGCGGCTGTGGCACCGTAGCGTTCCATTACGGGGCGTACCAGTGCCTCTAGTGTTTGAAGATTGTAGGCTCTATTCTTAGCGTCGGGGCTACCTTCGACAGTAAACAGCTTGATTATATCAGCTTGTTTGAGGTCTTTGTAGGGGGTACTCAGGTCAATACCTAATGTTTTAGCACCCGACTTAATAGGGTTGATGCGCTTCTTTTGCTT